GAATTACACGAATTATAATTATGCGAGGTAAAAAATTATGGCGCTAGTCTCACCAGGTATTGAGGTTAAAGTAGTAGACGAATCACAGTACGCCAGTACCGCAGTCGGTACTGTCCCTATGTTAGTTATTGCTACGGCTCAAGACAAGAAAGATCCCACAACAGGCGGAACAGCCAGTGGATCTGCAAAAATAAATGCAGAAAAAACTTATTTAATCGGCTCCCAAAGAGAACTTGTTTCTACTTTTGGCGAACCTACATTCTACAAAAGTACATCAGGTACTGCACTACACGGCTATGAATTAAACGAATATGGCTTAATGGCAGGTTACTCACTTTTAGGTGCAAGTAACAGATCATACGTTGTAAGAGCAGATGTTGATTTAGGAGAACTAGTAGGACAATCAGGAAGACCAACTGCTAGACCAGTTAACGGTACTCACTGGTTAGACACTAGTAAAACTAAATGGGGTATTTTTGAATGGAATACAAGTACACAAACATTTACTAATAAAGTACCAACAGTTATTACTGATTCTACTAAAGTATCAGCCGGTGTACCAATTGCTTCAATTGGTAAAGCAGGTGACTACTCAGTTGACGCTACTACTACAAGTAATACTGTAGCAGTAAGAACTGCATCAGGTTGGAAAGCATTAGGAACAACTAGTTGGCATACGTCAATTCCTTCAGTAACAGGTACAGTATCAAACGGATCTGTTTCAAACGGAGACAGCATCACAATTAACGGTGTTGCAGTTTCTTCAACTGGTACAACATTTACACAATTTGCGGCAGATATTAATGGTGCTTCAATTACAGGTGTAACTGCGGCATTAGTAAACGGTAAAATTGAAATTTATGGAGCCAGTACTGCGGCAAGTAACCAAATTGTTATTGCAAACGCAAGTGGTTCATTATTAACTGATGTAGGCTTAACAGCCGCAACAACAAACGTTATTAAAGTAGTTCAGGCACCTCACACTGAAGTACCGGAGTTTAAAACAGCAGATGCTGACGCGGCGCCAAGCGGCAGTGTTTGGATTAAAACAACTTCACCTAATAACGGAGCAAAGTTTGATGTAAGTGCTTACAGTACAACTTTAGCCAAGTTTGTTGCTAAAACAGTTAATGTATATCGAGGAGACAGATATGCAATATATGGTTTAGATTCAGTAGGTGGTGGTTTGAATATTGAAGCGGGTACAGTTTATGCACACGCATTTACAAATTCAAGCGGATTCACATTATATAAAGTATATGAAAGAAAAGTAAAAGGTGCAACTGTAGTTACAGGAACGGCAACAAGCCCAACTTATTCAGTTGGTAACGCATTTACAATAGGTGCTACAACTAAAGGTGCAAATACTGTAACAGTATACACGATTACTGCAACAGGAACAACAAATGCATCATTAGTTAATGACATCAATACTGCGGCAATACCTTACGTTTCTGCTACACATGATAGTACAGGAACAATTACTATAACACACTCATTAGGTGGAACAATGTCACTTGCAAATACAAGTGGTACACCTTTAGCACTTGCAGGATTTACAACTGCAAACACATACATTAGAGAAGGCTCAACTGCTGGAAACCTAGTAGCAAGTAACTGGCAACAGTTAGTTTATACTGCTGGCAACGTAGAACCTTCAACTAACCCAGCAACAGGTAGATTATGGTACCACAATGTTACAGACGAAATTGACATTATGATCCATAATGGTACTACTTGGAAAGGTTACCAAAATGTAACAACTGATGCTAGAGGGTTTGACCTATCAAACACAAGTCCAAATGGTCCAATAGTTAGTGCAACTGCACCAACTCAACAGTCAGATGCGTCTGCACTAGTTTACGGAGACCTTTGGATTGATACAAGTGATTTAGAAAACTTCCCAATTATTAAAAGATGGGAACAAGTATCAAGTGAAGATGTATGGGTTACAATAGATAACACAGACCAAACAAGTGAAGATGGCGTTTTATTCGCTGATGCACGTTACATGGGTGATACAAGTACCGATGTAATTACAGGAACAGTTAAAACAGTTAAATCATTATTAACAAATGATACAGTTGATTTAGACGTACCACTAGCATCTAACTACCCACGTGGTATGTTATTATTCAACACAAGACGTAGTTCTTACAATGTAAAAGAGTTTAAGAGAGATTACTTTAACTCAACAAACTTCCCAGGTAAAGTATTACCAACGGAAAAAGATGCATGGGTAAGTAAAGCAGGTTTACAAAATGATGGTTCTCCATTCATGGGTAGACACGCAGTACGTCAAGTAGTTGTAGCGGCGATGAAGAGTGCAATAGATACAAGTGCAGAGTTACGTGAAGAGCAAAGAAACTTTAACGTAATGGCAACACCAGGTTACCCAGAATTAATGGCTAACATGGTTGCACTTAACAACGACAGACGTAACACCGGTTTTGTAATTGGTGAGACGCCATTTAGATTAGCGGCAAACAGTACTGATATTCAGAACTGGGCTACTAACTCTAAACTAGCAACAGACAACAATGACGATGGATTAGTAACTGCTGATACTTACTTAGGTGTATTTTACCCAAGTGGTATTACAACAGACTTAGGTGGATCAAGTATTATGGTACCATCAAGTCATATGATGCTAAGAACATTAATTCGTTCAGATGATGCTAGTTATCCATGGTTTGCACCGGCAGGTACAAGACGTGGTGTTGTTGACAATGCAACAGGATTAGGTTACCTAGATAGTGCAACTGGTGAATTTACTAGTGTTGGAGTTAGAGAATCTTTAAGAGATACTTTATACGAAAACAGTATTAACCCAATTACATTCTTACCAGGTAACGGAGTACTAAACTACGGTAACAAAACTAGAACGGCTACTGCAAGTGCTTTAGATCGTATTAACGTTTCAAGACTTACGGCTTTCATTCGTGAACGTTTAGCAGTTATAACAAAACCATTTGTGTTTGAACCTAACGATAAACTAACACGTGATGAAGTTAAGCAAGTAGTTGAATCATTAATGAATGATTTAGTTGCGAAACGTGGTCTATATGATTATGCGGTTGTTTGTGATGAAACAAATAACACTAATGATAGAATTGACCGTAATGAATTGTATATAGATATTGCTATTGAACCAGTTAAAGCGGTTGAATACATTTATATTCCAGTTCGTATCCAAAATACAGGCTCTATTTAAGTAGAGCCTTATTAGGAACAGGGTAAAATAAGCGACTAAATATTAATAAGAGCAGGAGCAAAAAATTATGTCAGTAAGTTCATTAAGCAAATTTACAGTACCTTTAGCGTCGGATCAATCCGCATCAGCTCAAGGGCTGTTAATGCCAAAATTAAAGTATCGCTTCAGAGTGAGTTTCGAAAACTTCGGTGTTTCAACTCCTAGAAGTGAACTAACAAAACAAGTTGTGGATTTCACTCGCCCTTCAGTTAACTTTGAAGAAGTGCCGATTGATATTTACAACAGTAAAGTTTATATCCAAGGAAAACACACTTGGGAGCAAGCCACAGTTAATATGCGTGATGATGCATCAGGTCAAGTTTCTAAACTAGTTGGAGAACAACTACAGAAACAATTTGATATGATGGAACAATCATCTGCGGCATCAGGTATTGATTACAAATTCATTACTAGATGTGAAGTATTAGATGGTGGTAACGGAGCAAGTACACCAAATACACTAGAAACTTGGGAATTATACGGTTGTATGATTACTAACGTTAACTACAACGACTTGAACTATGCAACTTCAGAACCAGCAACAGTTACAATGGCTATACGTTTTGATAACGCAGTTCAAACTCCATTAGGAGCAGGCGTAGGAACTACAGTGGCTAGAACTATTGGTGAGGTAGTGACAGGCTAATAATATCCAAATAGGAGTTACAACCCTGTGATTAATTCTTTTTTAAAAGCTCTTGCAACCGGTGATAATGTTCGCGATTTTAGACACGCATCGCGAACGTTCGTCGACGGGAATTACAGACTTTCACCCAAACATAAATTCCTCTTTCACGTGGTCTTTCAAGTCAACCCTGGACTTGGATTTTCATTTAGTGGAAGTGAGAACTTAGAAGCAAGTTTTTTAGTTAAAAATGTTGACTTGCCTAAGTATAACTTCGATGTGGTTGAACACAACCAATACAATAGAAAAAGATATCATCACAATAGAATTAATTATGGTCCTTGCAACATTGTCTTTCATGACGACAACAGTGATGTAATAAGAAATATGTGGTATGCCTACTATGCCTACTACAACAATGATCCACAATACGAATCAAGTGGTACATACAATTATAAAGACACTTATCTACCAATGATGGATAATGCTCGTCAATGGGGTTTAGACAGAAACACAC